AGATTTAGTTGTGAAATATCTACAACTATGAATCTTGGTGGTGATAATTGGGATATATTTTTAGAACCATCAGGAGAAGTAAATAAAAAAGGTATTAAAGTAAAATTAAATCCTGGAGATATGCTTGTTTATAGAGGTTGTGATTTAGAACATTGGAGGGAAAAATTTAAAGGAAAACAAAATGTTCAAGTATTTTTACATTATAACAACACAAAAACAAAATTTTCTAGAGAAAATATATTTGACAGAAGATTGCATTTAGGACTTCCAAACTGGTTTAAAAGATGATAAATAAAAAAATGGTGGGTGAGTTTTACCACCAAACCACCAAACTCACCTGCCTAGTATTATTTATTATGTTAAATAGTTGTGCTAAATATGAACCAAATCCATATACAACTATAGTAAGATTTCTAGTAGATACACAATGAATAAAAATGTTTTAATTTGTATTCCATCATTTGATCAAAAGATACATTTGCAAACAATTTCATCAATAATAAATGTAAGAGATACTTTGTTTCAAGCTAAAATTGGCTGTGGTATGATGTGGTTAAGAGATAGTTTGATTACAAGAGCAAGAAATAAATTAGTAAAATCTTTTTTAGAACAAAAAGAATACACACATCTTTTTTTTATAGATGCTGATATAATATTTGAACCACAACAATTTATAAGAGTTTTACTATTTGATAAACCTATCACAACAGCTCCATATCCAATAAAACATGAATTACCAATTGAAAAAGGTGATGCTAGTTTTGGATGGTGTATGAATTTTCCATTAGGTAGATATGATTTAAAAGATAATCATAAAGGTTTTAAAAAGGTAAATTATGCTGGAACTGGTTTTATGTGTATTGAAAGGAAAGTGTTTGAACAAATAATAAAAAAATATCCTGAAATAAAATATAAAACAGATGTAAGAGCAAAAATAGATGATAAAAGAGAAACACAGGAAGTTATGGGTAATGAGGAATATGCTTTTTTTGATTGTGGTATTCAAGGTAAAGGGGTTTTAGAAGATAAAGAAAATACACAAAGATATTTAAGTGAAGATTATTATTTTTGTGCATTATGGAATCAATGTGGTGGGGAAATTTGGACTGACTTAACAAGTACATTAAAACATATCGGTATCAAAAATTATGAAAGACCACAAATTATGAGAATAAAAGATGACAAGTAGTTTAGGTATTCTAGCTTTTTTTTTAAATTTTTTAGTAATAGGGGTAGCAGGAATTATAATTTGGTTTATTATCAATAATTATGTCCTCAAAAAAAAAGATGACTGATGAAAGTATTTGGGAGAATATATTGCCACAATTAAGACAAATTGGAGGAAAACATTATAAAAATTATAAGATTCAACCTTATGAGTTTATTTCAAAAAATAATCTTTCGTTCTATCAAGGAGTTGTGATAAAATATGTCGTTAGGTATTTAGAAAAGGGAGGCATAGAAGATTTAGAAAAAATCATTCATTATACACAACTTGAAATACATAAGTTACAGGATGATGAAGTCAAAGCTAAATACAAAAAGAAATAGTGTTTAAACGAGCATAGAGGGGTCAATTTTAAGCATTTGTTATATTTAGGGTAAAATGTACTATGGCAAAGAAAAAACCTCTTTTTGGGGTAAAAGTAGAGTATGAAAAGAAGTTTAAGGGTACAAGTATAGGTAGAAATCCAAAAAAGGTATCTTCTATGAACAAAAGTAAAAGAAAAGGGAGAAGTAGAAAACAATTAAGGTATAGAGGTCAAGGAAAATGAACAAAATTGTTAAAAAAAAGGCAAGAAATTTAAGTACAGCACATCAAAGGATTGATGACCACGAAAAATTGTGTAGGATAATGCAACAAGAAACAAATAGAAAAATAGATGCTAATGGAAAGAAAATAGAAAGATTAGAAAAAGTAGTATTCACTTCAACAGGTATGTTGATAGTTGGAATGGCTACAATCATATACAACTTATTACTCAAATAGGAGGTTTCAATGCAACTTTCAAAACATTTTAAATTAGAAGAGTTTACTAAATCAATGACTGCAACTCGTAAGGGAATCAAAAATGAGCCTGGCAGTGGAGATATAAAAAATTTAGAAAACATCTGTTATGAGATTTTAGAACCAGTAAGAGCAAAATTTGATAAACCTGTTACTATTACATCAGGTTATCGTAGTGAGGAGCTGTGTGAAGCTATAGGTAGCAAAAAGACTAGTCAGCATGCCAAGGGTCAGGCAGTTGATTTTGAAATAGCAGGAGTTCCCAATATTCAAATAGCTTACTGGATTCAAAATAATTGTGACTTTGACCAACTCATACTAGAGTTTTATTGTCCTGATGATGGTTCAAAGGGTTGGGTCCATTGTAGTTACAATGAAAAAGGTTCAAACAGAAAACAGGTGCTTACTTATGATGGAAAAAAATTTGATAATGGTCTTCCTGAAATGAAGTGGGTAGATGGTCAAGTCAAAGAGTAGAGTTGCAAATTCACCTATAGATTGATAAGGTATCTTCAACTAGGAGGATATATCTATGTGGTTGAATATTTTATCAGCAGGAATTAAAGCAGGTGGACACATCTATCGTAAAAGACAAGAAACAAAAATGGCAATGGCAGATGCTCAACACAGGACTGCTATGGCTATGGCCAAAGGTGAAAAAGAATATGAGGGCAAACTTTTAGAAGCAAGACAATCAGACTGGAAAGACGAATTTGTTTTATTAATTTTATCAGCGCCGATACTGGTACTGGCTTGGGCAGTTATATCAGAAGATCCAACTGCTATGGACAAAGTAAAATTATTTTTTGAATATTTTTCTACACTTCCAAGCTGGTTTACAAATTTATGGATTCTCGTCGTGGCTAGTATTTATGGTATTAAGGGAACACAGATATTCCGAAATGGTAAAAAATAATTCAAATGAAATACAGCTTGTACATGATTATTTGTTCGTTAATTGCTGGTGAGTGTATGCCACCTTTTAAATTACCTGAACAACATAGAACCATGTATGATTGTTTACATAAAGGTTACATTGAATCAAAATCTAAATTAGAAGAGCTCGGTAGAGCAGATGTAAATCAATATGAGATGTATATAAAATTTTTATGCACTCTTGAAGATGAACAAATTATTCCTCCTCCAAAACCAAAAGGAAAACCGATATGAAAGTTATTGTTATAGGAGATCTTCATGATTCTCCACACATAAAAGATAAATCAAGATTTAGGTGGATTGGTAAACATATTGCAAAAACAAAACCAGCTTATGTAGTTCAGATAGGTGATTTTTTAACTTTAGATAGTTGTACTCACTATATTCCTGATGATACATTTACAGCAAGAATAGAAAAACCAACTTTTATAAAAGACATGCAATCTTTTGATGAAGCTATGGAAGAATTTAATTATGGGTTAGGTAAATGCAAAGTAAAAAAATTTATTACATTAGGTAATCATGAAAGAAGAATGTGGAGGCATGAAGATAAAAATCCAACATTCTATGGTATGTGTCAAAAAGAATATTATGGTATTTGTAGAAAATATAAATGGGAAGTTATTGATTGGGGTAAATACTTAATGTTAGGTGGTGTTGGTTTCATTCATGCACCAATAAATCCAATGGGTAGAGAATATGGTGGTGAAGCAAGTGAAAGACAAATTGCAAATAAATCAAAAATAGATATTGTTTTTGGACATAGTCATAGAGCACAAGATATAAGGGTCCCTAAAATTAGTGATACTAAAAATGACTTTACTAGAATACTTAATGTTGGATGTGCTTTACCTGAAGGACATATTGAAAGTTATGCAAAACATAGTCTTACAGGTTGGACTTATCAGATTGTTGAGATTGATATTTGGGATGAACATATTATGGAGGTCAAAAATATCTCAATGAAAAAACTAAAAAAATTATATGGGTAGTGTTTATGAAGTTACCATCAACAATTTATTTAGGACACAGAAAAATTAAAGTAAAAGAGATTGGTGCAAGGACAGCAAACAAAGATGAGATATATGGTGACTTTCT